CTCCCCACAATTAGGACACTCTACAATGCCTTCTACTGTAACTTTTTGATATGTAACTTTATTATCTTCAACGGTAATTACTCCACCGTCCTCTATTTCTTCACCCTGCCAACGTATAGAGCCATTTAAGGTAATATCGTGTGGCTTCATGTAGTGTTTTATTAACCACCTTAACCAATGGATATAGTCGTAAAACTTCTCCCCACCGTCCCATACTAATGCTGTGCCGTCCTCATTTGGAACCCACTGCATGTAAGAGTTAGGTATTGTTTCTGGTGTGTTAGTAAAGTTCTTACAGAAGTCGGGGTCTTCATTCATGTGAATCAAGTCCCTGTATTCACGCAGATATAAGTCTCTATCAAACTCTAGCTCGCCTGTAAATTGTGTTGTATAACCCATATCTTAGTCCTTCTTAATACTATTCATTATAAATGATTATTTGTCAGAAGTCAATTCTTTTTTCAATAATTCTGTAAGAGTACTAGTTGCCATACGGGTGAAGTATTCAATCTCGTTCTCCCAAGGCAGAGCGTCATGTATAACCCTTTGAGTATGATAAGTCAAGCCCTTAACATCTACTGAAACATCTAATACCTTTTCGTTGCCACCATGTAAGCCTAGGTAGGTTGCAGGGTAGATTTCAAACCTAAATCTGTCTATCTTCATTTCTTTTCTTCCCTTAGCTTTTCAACAACCATATTATAGGTGTTCGCATAACCAGCTATATCTAAGATACTGTCGTAATGGTCTGGTGTATTAAGCAGTCGTGCTACTTTCACTTGAATCATATATAAAGCATGTTTTAGTCTAGGGTCTATATCGCTATCTAGAATGGGCTTCGTTAGTGCTGCTATCTTTGTGAAGTCATTTATAGGGTGTCCGTAAACCTTTTGACGGTCTTTGCTGGTAAGCTCTGCGGCTTCTTCTAACATGCTCATCTATGTCTCCTTAAAAATCGTAATGTGGGTCGCCCACTTGTAATACTCTTAGTCCGAACTCGTCACGCCACATACGACATACCTTAGGGCGGTCATCTACAACGAACAAGACATTGTATTGTCCTATAACGTGTTCTTTAAGCATGTCGGCTTTAATCTCTCGGTCATCGTCACTAATACGTTCTTCTGGTCGCATAGCTAACAGGTCGTATTCAATATCGTTACGTTCAAGCCATTCAGTTGTTTCTGGTCGGCAACCATTAGAGCGTCCACTAAAGATAAACACCTTAGCGTACTTCATCATGCCTACAGCGTCTACTAGGTGAGCTACACCAGCGTCTACAACGTCTGATTGAACCTTGTGCCAATCGTAAGGATTGCGGTCTACCATGTGGGCTAGAGTGCCGTCAATGTCTACAATAATACAGTTTGGCAAGTTAGGGTCATATTCTACTTGCTGCGGAGCTTTCTTTATGTACTGGTGGTACATGCTCCGTATGACGCTTTCTCCCACGCTCTTAGGGCGTTGCAAGTCTCGCTTGATACATACTTCAATAGGTACGGCTAGAAAGCTGTCTTCTACTTCAAACGTTACATTATGCTTTTTAGCGATTGCTGCCAAGTCTTTAATGTGAACAGGGTTCAGGTTTGTGTCATCTACGACAACGCTTTTATTGTGGGACAGAGCGTCTTCAATAATAGAGTTGCGTACTCTTAGAACTTGCTTCTCGTCTTTTCGTTTCCAGTTGCCTTTATAGAGCTGTTCTCTAATATCATCTTTATTAGTGCGAACAAACCCTAGCTTGGTAAGTTTTTCAGCAAAGGTGCTTTTACCGCTCGCTGGTAGTCCTTTTAATACTACTAATTTAGGTTTTGCCATTTTCTTTCTCTCTTTTATTTAGAACATCATCAACGTTCAAGCCATAAGCCCCTTCTAGTACATCACTAGCGAGGTTCATAATTCGTTCGTATTTAGATATTGTCTCGCCATGTTGCATGATGAGGTCTACTAACTGGTCTGGGTTCAAACCTTCTAATGATTCCTGAATTGTAAACAGTGGCTGCTCTAGGAACGCTTCTGTCATTCTTTCTCCTCGTCTGCTATGGATAGCGAGTTATTTAAAATATCGTGATAGATTTGGATAAACTTCCGCATACACAAACCTTGCAATTTCTTGAAGTCTAGTGCTGGAACTTTCTTTACAATCTCCCACGCTTCTTCTGTAATGAGGTCGTGATAACAGCTACCTCCGACTTGTGGAGTTTCCTTCATATCAAGTCTATGGTCTGTTTCAGCCTGTAGCTTCTGCATAATTTTGCGAACCCTAGCAGTCGTACAGTATTTGTTCACGACATACATTTCCCAGTATGTTTCAGAGTGCTTGTTATTGCCACCAAAGACAATAGCGTTAGACTCTTTAAACTTCTGATGTACCACCTTAGCGTAAACATGGTCGCCATACTTATTGACAAAGTTCTCTGCCTTTAGTACGACACCCTCTCCTGCTGGTGCGATAGTAGACTTACCTACATACTCTTTAATCTGTTCTTCTGTAAGTTTACCTGTGGCAAAGATATGAGGATATTCAAGCCCCATTTTCTTAGCAGAGTGTTCTACTGTAGCCTGTTCTAAGAACTCGTCCTTAGTTGTGCTGTAGATGTCAAACAGATAAATCTTTTTGTAGGCTTCTTCATTATAAGTAATAGTGTGCTTTACGAGCCATTCACCATATAGAATTACAGCAGGGTTCTCTTGCAAAAACTCTGTTATCTTTCCGTTGGCTTTGACTGCTTCTTGGAACCCGTTAAAACTTTCGTCCTCGGGTAACATTCTGGTTCTAGTGCCGCAACGAACAGCACCCTCAAGCATAAAGATTGATACGTTAGCACCGTCTACTTTTTCTTGAACGATTAGTTCGTGGTCTAGGATACCGTCTGTTTCTTCTTTCCCTAGCCTATGAATCTTGTGGTATTTTCTATACTCTGCCATTTCAATTTCCTATTACATTTCTATTATAAATGCTTACGCTCAAAAAATCAATAGGAAGTATGCCATTTTACATCATTTACTTTGTCTAATGCAACAACTCTAGAATTATCGGCAGGAGATATCCACTTAGGTTTGCCCATGTCTATATAGTGGTGTTGGCAAGGAACGTTCCAAGCTATGAAGTTTTGATAGCCTAGTTGTCTAAGCTCTAAGCCGAAGTTTACGTCTGGGCCAAGACCATTTTCAGATGTAAAGGTGTGCTGCTTAAATAAGTCAGCTCTAATCATAGAACAATACAAGCCACCAGCGTCTATTTCTTCTGGTTGTTCATCAGGTTCAATAACCATTTTATTTTCTACGCTTGTTAGTAGGGTAGGGTTATAGATGTCATTAGCTTTCCAAGCTCCAACGTAAGGAACACCCCAACGCCCAAGCTCTACACCTTCTGCAAAACCAGCGGCACGATTAGTAATCATAACGTCTTTAAGTCTTTGAATTGCATAAGGTCCAAAGGTTGTATCATCTTCTACTGAAAAAATGTAGCCCGAATCTTCTTGAATCAAGTCTCTTGCTTGATTAAGGTTATTAGCTATCCTCATTCTGCGAGTTCTAATTTCTAAACGCTTAGGCTCGCCTGGGTTGTTTGATTGAACCGTTAGCCTTTGGTTAAACTTCATACCATTGACTAGATTTCTAGTTTTAACGTAGAGTTCATTTGAGCCGTCTACTATACAAAGTATATTGACTTCTTCGTGGTCTACGTCTTGTAGTTCTAGGCAGGTAATAACCTTCTCAAGAAAGTCAGCCCTAGATACTGTGAGTAAAATTGTTATCATAGTTCCACCTTATTAAAATGCTGTCCGTCTGTAATTTCTAGGACAGTGTAATCGCCTATAGGTGTATTATCTTGGTACTCTGAAAACGTATCAATACACCATACGTTAGGTTGTATTTCTGTGCATGTTTCTTGTGGAGTGTGTCCAAAGACTTGATAGCCACGATAGTCTGTCATGCCTGGGCGAACCCATATCGGGCTAAGGTCATTCCATAGAGATATGGCGTCCTCTTTGCCTTCGTAACGCTCTACCCATGCGTCATTTACGCCAGCATGTGAATACATTACTCCGTCTATATATTCAATGATTGGCAGACCATGAAGCCAGTCTTTTAGCTCCTTATTTTCTGGGGCGTCTAGCAATGTCTGGGTAACTCCGTTGTAACCACTAGCAGTAGTCTTTGTATAGTTCGTATAGATGTAGTCGTGGTTGCCCTGAACGAGGCGCACCTTGTCTGGGTAAGTGTCTTGTAAGTATTTAAGGCTTTTCCATGTCTGAATAGTAACAGGTGCTGCTGTGTTCCAGTTGTCGGCATAGTCACCACAAAAAACAACAACGTCATAGTCATTTAGACGTTCTTCTACTTTATTAAGTATCCATAGTTTTGTGTGAATATCACCTATTGCTAGAACTTTCACATCAACTCCTTGAACTTTTCTATTAAACCCTTTATGTCTTTATCTGGAGTATAACTCTTTGCTTGCTGTAATGCAAGTTCACTTGCTTTTGCATACTCAACAGGGTCTTGTAGCTTCTTAATTTCATTAGCCCAAGCAATCTTTGTCATGTCAGCAGGATAACGCCCAGCGACTCCAAGAGCTTCTTCTAGCCCAGGTTGGCGTCTTGCAATAACAGGTATGCCAGAACAAAGGGCTTCTGCCGCAACCATGCCATAGCTTTCGTACTTGCTAGGTACAAGAAGTATCTTAGTCTTACTCCATACGTCCTCTTTCATGTTTGACGTATTAGGTACGATTTCTACGTTAGGCATTCGCATGACAAGTTGAGTTTCTTTTTGATAGCCACCACGAACTCCCATAAACTGAAACCTTGGTAGCATGTGCGCCATATTATAAAGAACATTGACGCCTTTAATTTGGATAAGGTTTATAAGAGTAACCTTATCGCCTGGTGTTGTGGCGTGTTCTTTCCTATAAATAGGTGGGTGCAAGATGTAGTAATTGTCTTGATAATCAAACTTGTCACGAATCCATTTTGTATTGAATACGGTTATGTCTGGTGTGAACTTAGACAAGGTGTCTATTGTTGGTTGCATATCGTTGTGTACGAAAAAAGCAACGGGTATACCAAGTTTTTGTGCTGCTGGAATTGCTTTGTTGGCTTCGGTAAATTGAGTAATTACCAAGTCATATTTTTTTGAAAGCATTGACAGGTGTTTGCGCCCTTTAAAGACGTTCACGCCGTCTAGGGTTTCGTTAGGTGTTCGGTTATCTGTAGCAACAGCGTCTACATGCCAACCTTCTTTAACTAGTGCCTTTGCTACATGATGTAAGTAGACCTCTCCACCGCCACGATTATCCGTGACGTAGTAGTGGCTAATGATTAGGATTCTTTTTATCATTAATTTCGGCTTCGGAAGGCTTGTGCGAAGCCACTGCTTTAAGCCCGAACCTTTCTCCAAGTTTAATTTGTTCAACGACTGTTCCGTATTCATCATCTCTTGACTTTAATAATGTCTTACGGAAGTCGTAAAACGGTTTTCTATTTTGGAGTGAATACACTGTATATGCCAAGAACTGGAAGTCATTGATGTTTACAATAACAGTTTCGTCCTTGACATAATAGGTAATCTTCCCACGTTTTAAAATTATCACTCTGTTTGACCTCGGTTAAAATAGCTGGCTTCATTATACACCAAGCTATTTCAAAAGTCAAACAGTCTTTTCTAGGTAGTCGCTAACCATTTCCGTAAAGGCGTCTGTCAATTTGACTCCTTGCTTTTCAATCTCTTTCGCCAACTTCTCATAGTCTTGAAAGTAAACTGCAATTCGCTGATAACGAACTTTGTCTTCATCAGCTTTCTTCGGACGGCCAGAGCGACGTTTTGGAACTTCCGTTACCATACGCTCTCCTTCATAAGTTTACCTTATCATTATAAACGAAAAGAAACTTTAAATCAAGACTTTTTCTGTGTAATAAAAACTTGATAATCCTAATGTTTGGTTATATAATGTCATATACGAAACGGTTAGGGTAACAACTGGTTCTAGAAAGGGTGTATAAGTGAAAACAGCAATAATAAAAACAGGCTTCTGGATGGACGACGATGTATTTGAGTTGAACTCGGATACTCGTTTAGTTTATCTATGCTTGCTTACAAACCCACAGAGAGACTTACTGCCAGCATTTAGGGTTAGCGACAGAATGTTGTCTGCCTATACTGGTTACAGCAAAGACTTGATTGAGTTGTGTAGGCGACAGTTGCTTGAAAGCGGAAGAATCTATTACCAAGACGGGTACTACATTTTTACTAAGCAAGACTTCGTGAAGCCAAGTGCGGGGCGTGATAGCAGCGTTATTTTAGTGCTGCTATCTTTGTGAAGTCATTTATAGGGTGTCCGTAAACCTTTTGACGGTCTTTGCTGGTAAGCT